AGCCTTCGGCACCGGGCGGCTCGGTTCAAAGATCGGCCAAGCGGTGTGGCAGGACGCTGGCCTCTCGGCTGACCCCAACCTCTGGTACGACGTGGTGGTTGTGGCGACGACCGCAGGGGCGGCGGCGGGCGCAATTTCTTGGAATATGGAATACGTGAAATAAGGCTGAAGACCCCTCCGGCCTTCAGTCGCATCGAGCGAGGTTCTGCAATGCCTATGACAGACTTGGGGATTGCGAACCTCGCTTTGATTGACTTGGGCCAGCCGGTGCTGGCGGTAGCGGACAGCACCTCGAAGGCTGGCCGCCTTTTCCTGACCTCCTACGAACCGACCGTGCTGGAAATCCTGCGCGACCACCCGTGGCGCTGCTGCCGCAATCAGGCGCTGATGGCCTCGGACCCGAACGCCACGCCGCTGTTCGGCTACAGCCTCGCGTTCCGGGTGCCGCCGAACTTCGTCAAGGTGGTGTACGTCGAGGGGTCGAGCGACTTCACCGACAGCGCCACCGGCAACATCGAGCCGTTCGCGCGCCACGGCGACTACATCCATTGCAACATCGAGGGCTTCCGCCTGACCTACGTCGAACGCAAGCCGTCCTCTGAGTTCGACCCCGGCCTTGTCGCAACAATCGCGGCGCGGCTGGCGTGGCGCTGGTGCAAGCCGTTCACCGACAGTTCAAACGACATCAAGATGTACATGCAAGCCTACACGCAGATCAGCGCCGACGCGAAGTTCAACGACGCGCTCGACGGTTCGCCCGACATCCAGCCAATGAGCACGTGGGAACAGCATCGCCTGTCAGACGTGTGACATGGCAACCGTCAATTCCATCCTCACCAATTTCACCGCTGGCGAAATATCCCCGCGCGTGTACGGCCGCGTCGACCTCGCCAAGTACCAGAACGGCGCGCGCGAACTCACCAACGTCACCGTCTTGCCGCAGGGCGGCGCGCGCAAGCGCGGCGGCACTCTCAACGTGTCGAGCGTCAGGAACAACAGCCCGGACGCCATACTGGTGCCGTTCGTGTTCTCGACCACGCAGACCTACATGCTTGAGTTCGGGCCGTTCTACATCCGCTTCTTCAAGAACCAAGGCATCATCTTCGACATCCAGTATGCCATCAGCGCGGTAACGATTGGGCCGATCATCACGGTCACCTGCCCCGGCCACGGGTTTCGGGACTACGACAGCATTTTTATAACAGGCGTCCACGGCACGCACCAACTCAACAACCGTGAGTTCATGGCTTGGAACACGACTGCCAACACGTTCACGCTGGTCGACCACTACACCTTCAACTATATCGACGGCAGCGGGTACGGGGCCTACACCAGCGGCGGCATCGCCTCGCGCATCTACGAAGTCGCCACCAACTACACCGCCGCCGACGTGGCGTCCATGACCTTCACGCAGTCCGCCGACACGCTGTTTTTGTTTTCCAGCAACTGGCCGATTGCGCTGCTCAAACGCTTCGGCCACGCCAACTGGCAACTCTCCACTGGCAATGTCGAGGAAGGCCCCTTCCTCGACATGAACACCTTCGTTACTTACGCGGTGTCGCTGGACGCCGCTTCCGGCGCGGCGGTGATGACCTTCAACAACGCTTATTTTACACAGGCGCATGTCGGGGCGTTGTTCCGCATCTGGGAACAGTCGAACGGCGATACCTTTGGCTACGCCACATGGGCACCGGGCGCGACCGTGACGGTCGGCAACAACACGTTCTGGGAATACAAGGGCAACGTCTATTACGTGGTGTCGGGCGGCGGCGACACGATGGCCTCGACCGCGACCTACCCGACGCATACGCAGGGCACCGTCGACGTGTTCTACGGCACCGGGGGCGCGGTGGCGCAGATGCGCTACGAGCACTCCGGCTACTGCGTGGTGCAGGTCACCAGCGTGCTCGACACGCAGAACGCATGGGTCAACATCTATTACAAGTATCGCACGCCCTACACCGCCTACGGCGGTCGATCCAGTTCACAGTTTCAGGAGGGTGCGTGGTCTGACTTTCGCGGCTATCCCTCGACGGGCACGTTTCACGAACAACGGCTGGTGGCTGCCAATACAGCGGACAAACCAACGACGTTGTGGGGGTCGAAACTCAACGCCTACCTGAACTACAAGGACGGCGACAAGGCGGACGAGAGTTACACCTACACCATCAGTTCGGATCAGGTCGACGCCATCAAGTACATGTCGACCACCAAGCGGCTGGTGGTGAACGCCACCTCGGGCGAGTACACGGTGGCGGCCTCCAACCAGAACGAAGCCATCACGTCAACCAACATCAAGGTATCGCGCGAGACATCCTTTGGTATAGCCAATGTCAAGCCGGTGCGCGCCGGTCCAGCCATCCTGTTCCCGCAGCGCAAGGGCTGGAACCAGAACCCGGCACGCCGTCTGCGCGAGTTCGTCTATAACTTCCAGACCGACAGCTACGTCGCGCCCGACCTGACCATCCTGTCGGAGCACATCACCGCCCCCGGCATCACGCAGGGCGCTTACATTGCCACCCCCGACCTGATGATCTGGTACGTGCGCGCGGATGGCGACATCGTGGCGATGACCTACGAGCGCGACCAACAGGTGGTCGGCTGGCACCACCACCAGCTTGGCGGCAGCGGACGCGCCGAACACGACGCCTCCATTCCCGGCGTCGATGGCGACGAACTGTGGCTTATCGTCAACCGCACCATCAACGGGCAGACCGTGCGCCACATCGAGGTCGCACAGGAGGGGTTGCCGGACGGGTCGGCATTGGAGGACTGCTTCTTCCTCGACGACGCGCTGCAATACGTTGGTCCGCCGACGACTGTGGTCACCGGGCTGTGGCACCTCAATGGTCAGAACGTTAGCGTTCTGGCGGACGGTGTTCCTATTCATAACCTGTTCGTGACCAACGGCGCGATCACGCTGGAAAACCCAGCCTCCAAGATCACGGTCGGCTACCGCTTCAAGAGCCGCATCAGGACGCTGCACGTCGAGGCGGGCGCGCAGGGCGGCACCGCGCAGGGCCAGATTGGCCGCGTCTTTGAAATCACCGCGCGCTTGCAGAACGCCATCGGCGGCACCTACGGCACCGACTTGATGCACGACAACAACCTGCTCGACCCGATCCCGTACCGTTCGGCCGACGCGCCGCTCGACACGGCGGTGCCGCTGTTCTCCGGCGACAAGCGGCTGCCGTTCGACGGTGAGTGGGATAGAGATAGGTATATCGTGATAGAGCATGACGAACCCTTGCCGTTCACTCTCACCGCGCTGATCATCGGACAGCGCGTGTCAGGATAGGACCATGTGCCTAGCCGTCGTCGGCGTTCTCGGTGCCGTTGTTTCTGCGGTCGGGTCGCTTGTCGGCGGCATGGCTTCGGCCGCTGGCGCGCAGCAGAAGGCGCAAGCCGAAGCGCAGGCGGCGCAGTATCAGGCGGCGGTCGCGCGCAACAACGCCACCGCCGAAGCCTACAAGGGCGCGGAGAAATCGCAGGACATTGCCATCAAGGGCGACTACGCGCTGGCAAACCAGCGCGCGGCGTTCGCGGGCGCTGGCGTGCAGGTCGGCACCGGCACGCCGATCACCGTGTTCGGGCAGTCGGCCGGACGCATCGCGGGCGACGTCGGACAGGCGCAGTACGGCGGCCGCATCGAGGCGCAACGCTGGCAGGACCAAGCCACGCTTGACGAAATGCAAGCCATCAACGCCAAGAAGGCGGGCGACATCGCCGCGCAGGGCGCGATCATCGGCGGCATCACCGGGGCAGCCGGTTCAATCGTCAAGGGGGGCGGCGGGGCGGGTCAATCGCTTTCGCTGTTTAGCTGATGCCGAAAGTCCCGATATGGGAACCTGATGCTCCCGATATGCCGGGGGCAAGCAAGACGCCGTTCGCAACCCCGGATGCGTTCGGCGCGCAGATCGGCGTGGCGCAGGAAAAAGCCGGTCGCGCCATCGAAAGCGGCCTTGATAAATTGGGCGGCGCGCTCACCGAACAGTGGAACGAACAGGAGGCGGTCAAGGGCAAGACCATCCTGTCGGACCACGAAGCGGCGGTCACCGAATACAAGGCCAAGCTGGACCGCGACACGCCGCCAGATCAGGCCTCGACCAAGCCGCAACTGCTGCAAGACTTCATCACCAACGACTGGAACCAGCGGCGCGGCGGCGTGGCTGGCAAGTACCAGATGCAAGCGGACGGCTCCGCGCACGATTATCACAACCGGCTCAAGGCCGCCGCCGACGTGCAAGCGGTTTCCGACAAGGACAAGTACGTCGAACTTCAGATCGACAGCGCAGCGGAGAAACAAGCCGCTGCGCTGCAAGCCAACCCCGGCCAGATGCCGTCCGCGACGTCGGCCATCAAGGCGCAGGTCGACGAGACTGGCGTCAACTGGTTCGAGAAGCGCCGCATGCTGCTCAAGTACGGGCAGCAAATGTATGCCGGGGCGCTGCAAGGCTACGCCGACCGCATGGAGAAGGAACCGTTCAACGACGCGCTGGCGAAGGAGGCGGAAGACTTCAGGAAGAACGGCGCGGCGCAAGTCTCAAAGCAGCTTGGCGTACAGGACCTGCCGCCGACCACGCCGGGTCCGCCCGCTGGCGCGGTCAACCAGAAGCGCGTCAGCCAGATCGACAACACGCCGGTCGGGCCGATCATCGACAAGGTGGCGGCGCAGACCGGCCAAGACCCGGCGGCGATGAAGGTGAAGGCCTCCATCGAAAGCGGCGGACGCGCGAACGCCGTGACCGGCCAGTACAAGGGTGTGTTCCAGTTGTCGGACAAGGAGTTCCAGAAGTGGGTTCCCGGCGGCGACATCTTCAACCCGGAGCAGAACGCCTACGCGGCGGCGCAACTGTTCCTTGCCAAGAGCGCCAACTTCGCCAAGAACAACAACGGGCGGCTGCCGACGCTGACCGAAGACTACATGATGCACCAGCAGGGCGAGGGCGGTGCAGCCGCGCACTACGCCAACCCGGATGCGCCCGCGTGGCGCAACATGTTGTCCACCAGCGAAGGTCGGCAGAAGGGCGAGGCGTGGTCGAAGAAGGCGATCTGGGGCAACATCCCCGACAGCGACAAGGCCAAGTTCGGCAGCGTCGAGAACGTCACCTCGCGCGACCTCATCAACATCTACGACAAGAAACTGACCGGCGGGTCAGGCGGCGACGTGACGGCGTTCAAGGGTCCGGTGCGGCAGGACCATCTGGCCGAAGCCGACAAGGCGATGGGCTTCAACACGCAGGAACGCGAACTCTACCGCACCCATCTGAAGAACCTGTACGGCCCCGGCGGCGTCGACAACGCGCCGTCGAACGAGTTCCCGCAAGGCTCGCGCTCGACGCTGTTCGTCACCACCGCTGAGTTCGACGGCAAGACCTACCTGATCCCGACCGTCAAGGACGGCAAGATCATGTCGAAGGACGACGCCGTCGCGGCGGCGAAGAAGGACGGCATCGAGAAATACCCGGCCTACGCCAACGCCGACGACGCCATGAAACGCTACAACGAAATGCACGGCTTCATGGCGAAGGACACGGGCGACTACTTCGAGGCCAAGAACGGCCGCCTCCGCATGACGCAGCAGCCGACCGCGCAGCCGCTGCCGCCGGGAACGCCGCAGACGCGCCCCGTCATCATCAAGCAGAACAACGGCTTCGCGGTGGTGCCGACCACGGTGCCGGACGGCTCCGGCGGCTTCAAGGTGGTATCCGACAGCCAAGCGGTGGCGACATCGCAATCCACCGGCCAGCACGCCGGGGTGTTCGACAGTTCATCAGCCGCCAACGACTACGCCAACCGGCTGCGCGGGCAGGACATCCGCGCCAACACCCCGCGCGATGCTTCCTTGTCGGACGCTGCCCCCATGCTCGGGCAGACGCCGAAAGAAATGCAAGCGGTGCAGGATCACTGGAAGACCAAGTTTCAGGCCATCGACGTCGAGCGCAAGCGGATACAGGACCTCGCCAAGACGCGGGCGACCAACGACTACACGCAGGAGGAAGCCGCCACCAAGACCCACGGCGAACAGGGCATCAATCCTATGTGGACGCCGCAGTCGCTGGGGATGGTGCTGGGCGCGCATGACGCGCAGGTGTACCTCGACAAGCGCCAAGCCAACCTGAACTTCAACGCCTACACCAAGGGATGGACGCCGCAGTCCGACCCGGCGCAGATGCAGCACGACCTCGATCAACTCGACCCCGCCCGCATCGACCCGCAATCGGCGGCGTTCGCGCACTACCAGAAGAACTACGACGATGCCCATACGCTGATGAACAAGATGATCAGCGACCGCGAGAAGGTCACGAAGTATCGCGGCGACATCGAAATGAAGAAGATCACCGACATGGCGCGCACCGGGGTGGTGACGCAGGACGCCATCGACGCCGCCAAACCGTGGCTGTCGCACACCGAACTCACCGCCGCCTATAACCTGAAGGACAACCCGCCCGTCGTCCACAACGACGCGCTCACCATCGAGGCGCACAACAACGTCACCAAGCTGCCGCCAGCGGAGTTTCAGCAGTACATGATGGGGGCGAAGGCGAAGAACGCCTTCAGCAACGACGAGTTCAAGACCCTGCTCGACCGCAACGACACCTACTGGAAGCAGGGGGTGAACACGCCCATCGTCGACGCGCACAAGTGGCTGGAAAGCAAGATGACCCCCGGCATGGCTGGCATCGAGGGGTCGATCATGCGCGGCGCGCTGGCCGACGCCGACCGCGAACTCAAGGATTGGGAGAACAACCCGCTCAACCAGCCCATGCTGAAGGACCGCGCGCTCGTCATGAAACAGGCCGACGACATCTGGGCGCGCTATCGCAACGAGGGCATGAAGCAGATCAGGTTCGGGCTGCCGCCGTCGATGTACTTTCCGCCGGGGGTCAACGCCGACAACGTCGACGCCACCGCAATCGCCACCGCCACGCAGAACCTGCAAGCCGACATGCGTAAGACCGACAGCGCCGGTCATCGGCTGCTGAGTGATGCCGAAATCGCCACCCGCTGGAACAACATCAAGGCGTGGAAGGACACGCTGCCGCCGGAGGAAAAGCAGAAGTCGAACGTGCCGCCGCCCGCGCCGACCGTCGCACCGCAGAAGATGTCGGCAACCATCGCACCGCCGCCGCAGGGCATCCCGCCGCCCGACGCGCGCCCGCAAGCCGACTACAATGAACTGGCACCGAACCAGAACAATGGCGCTGGCTACGACGCCAACGCCATCACGCCGGACACCATGATGAAGAACTACTACGAGCAGGGCGCGCGGCAGGAGAACATCTGATGCCGACCAGCGACGACGTGTACCTGACCAAGAACAACGAGCGCGACAACAGCGCCACCATGCAGCGCGTGCTCGACGAAATGGGCGGCGTCGATCCCAATGCGCCAGCCATCCCGCCGCCGCCGCAGCCGGGTCAACCGGGGCAGCCGACCAAGCCGGACGGTCCCGCTGGCGCGTTCACGCAGGGCATGCAGCCGCAGTCGCTGGGCGACCTCAACAAGCAACAGTTCAAGGAGTTCTGGTCGGGATTTGCTCCGCGCGTGCTCAAGGACGTGGGCTATGGGGTGGCGGCCGAAGGCATCCCGCAAGCGGTCGCTGGCGGTTTCGACTACATGCGCCACGCCGGTCAGGCGGTCGGTGAATTGGGAAGCTGGCTCGACCAGCATGCGCCTTGGCTGTCCGGCGGACAGGCCAACATCGACGCCGCCACGGCCGACCGGGAGGCGATCAGGAAGGCGGCGGGCGACAAGCAGTTTTCCTCGGAAGAAATCCTTGGCATCGGCGGCAAGCCAACCACCGTCACGGGCGGCCTGATCAGAGGCATCAGCGAGTTCATGTCGGGCTACAGCGGCCCGCTTGGGCTGCTCAAGGCGGGGAAGATACCGGAGTTTCTGGCCTCACCTGCGGCGGCTGGCATTTCGATGTTTTTGGGCACCGACCCGAACCAGCCGAACATGACCAGCATGATCGTGAAGCAGTACCCGTCATTGCAGGGACCGATCAGCGACGTGCTGGCGACCCATGCTGGCGACAACGCCGCGCTCAACCGGCTGCGCCACGCCGCCGAAGGCGTGGTCGGGACGGTCGCGGCGGAGGGTATCGTGCGCGGCATCAAGCTGGTCGGGGCCTACGGCAAAGTCGCGCCCGCAGCGCAAGCGCCGCCAGCGGCGGCGGCCGCGCCAGCGGACGCTGCGACCGTGCAAGCACAGGACCTGATTGATGCGGTGGCGGGCAAGCCTCAGCCGGGTGGTCCGGCTGTCGAAGTGTCGGTCGGAGGCAAGCCGCCAACCGGCGTGTCGGCAGCGCCCGGTGCGCCGCCTTCGGGTGGTGCGGCGGCGGCAGCGCCGCCAGCGGGCGCGCCAGCATCCACGGGAGTGCCCATCAAGAGTTCCTTGATGGTGCAGCCGCCGGGAACCCAAGCGCCGTTGACGAAACTCTCGACCCTGCCGGAACCATCGGCCAGTTCGATCAGCCGACAGGGAACACCGCCGACAAGTGCCTCGTCGACGACCCTGACAGGTTCGTTTGAATTGGGTGGCATAGATAAGACCTCGAACAAGATTATAAAGCAAAGTTCTGGCGACATCAACGAGTTATTGGCGGCAAGCGAAAAGGTTAAGCCAGAGGTCGAGCGGTCGCTGGCCGACATCGCCAGCAATGTGCCGGGTGCCAAGGTTGCCACTTCCGACGTGGCCCCGAACGGGGTGCGGGTCAAGGACATCAAGGGCATCAACGACAAGGTGGCGGCGGGCACCCCGCCGCAAGCGATCAGCGACTACCTTGGTGCGCGGCTGTCGGTGGACAGCCCACAGGCGGCGTCCGACGTGCTCAACGACATCGGCAACCGCTTCAAGGTGCTGGACGTCGAGGACAAGATCGCCAACCCGAAGGGCGGCTACCGCGCCATCCACGTACAGGCGGAAGTCGCCCCCGGCCTCACCGCTGAAATCCAGATCGTGCCGAAGGAAATCAATGCGGTGCAGGAGGACCTGCACCACGCCTATGACCAGTTCAAGCGGGTGGACCTCAACAACGTGCCCGCCGACAAGGTGGCGGCGGTCGACGCGATGAAGGCCGACGTACAGACCAAGTTCGACGCGGCATGGGCGAAACAGCCGTGGGACGTGGCGACCGCCAAGGTCGGCGTGCCCGGTCAGGTCACCGGCAAGGCGGTCACCGAAGCCACCAAGGCGCAGACGTTGGCCGACATCCAGACCAAAGTGAACTGGGAGAACATCGAGAAGGGCAACCTCAACGGTGTCATCGGTGAAATCGCCAGCCAGATGAAGGACAAGATCAGTGCCGCCAAGCGCGGAGAAATCACGCTGGCGGCGCAGAAGCAGATGGCGGACGCGCTCAACACAACCCCGGAGGACTTGATCGCGCGGCAGACGGGACAGGCGCTTAACGCGGAGCAGATCATCGCGGCAGGGCAAGTGCTGCAATCCTCCGACGAGCGGCTGCTGCAACTCGCCACGCAAGCGCAGTTGGAGCACGCATCGCTGGCCGACGCCATGAAGGTCAACGAGGCGATGGTCACACACATGGCGCTGGTCGAGCAGTTCCTTGGAGCAACCGGGGAGGCCGGTCGCGCCTTGGGCGCGCTGCGCGCCGTCCACCAGATGGGCACGCTGTCGCGCGCGCGCGGGCTGGCGGTGCTGCTGGAAGAAAGTGGCGGCAAGGAAGGCATGCGCCGCATGTCGCAGATGATCGTGGACCTGAAGAACGCAGGGCAGCCTTCCGGCGCGATCAACGCCGCGCTTGGCCGTTCGTGGGGGCGCTGGTCGAAGGACGCCATTCAGGAGGCCACCGCGATGGGCTTCCTGTGGCGGCCGGTCACGCAGGTCCGCAACATCGTCGGCAACGTGGCGATGGCAATGTGGCAGTCGGTCGACCGCAAGACCGCCGAACGCTTCAGCGCCATCATGGGCCAAGACATGCAGAACGCCGTGGCACCGGGGGAGGCCTTGGCCTACGTGCGCGGCCAGCTTCGCATGATCGGCACCGCGTTCGACACGGCGGGCAAGGCGTTCACGACTGGCGAACGCCAGTTCGAGCCGCTGCTGACCGGCGGCCCAATCGAGCAGTCGAAGCAAGCTATTTCAGCGGCGGCTGTCGCGCAGCAGCGGCGGCTGTCGGCGGTGGCGACACAGGCCTTCATCGAAAGCCCACTGGGCAAGGCGGTCGACTACATCGGGGGCACCGTGCGGCTGCCGGGGCGCTTCCTGACGGCGGCAGACGACTTCTTCAAGGTGGTCGGCTACGGCGGAGAAATCGAGGCACAGGCGCACCGGCAAGCGATGGCGCAGGGACTGCAAGGCAAGGCCTACGTCGACGAAGTCTCGAAGCTAATTTCTACCCCGTCCGACGCCATGCATCTGAACGCCGTCGATCACGCGATGTATGCGACCTTTAACAACAACCCCGGCAAGTTCGCCTCCGACATCATGCGGGCGCGCAACAACATGCTGCCCATGTACATGGTGCTGCCCTACATCCGCACGCCCACCAACCTGTTCAAGGTCGCAATCGAACACTCGCCAATCGCCCCGGCGCTGACGCAATGGCAAGCCGACATCGGCCAAGGCGGCGCACCGGCAGCCCTTGCGCTGGCGAAGATGGCAACCGGGTCGGCCGCCACCGCGCTGCTGTTCGACTACGCGCACAACGGCCACCTGACCGGACCCATGCGCGGCGAGAAGGCCTACGGCGAGGCGCAGCAGGGCATGGGTCTGCGCCCCATGTCGATGCGCTTCGGCAGGATGAACGTGGAAATCAGCGGCATGGGCCAGCTTGCGCCTATGATCGCCGCCGCTGGCGCGATCAACGAACTGATGACCACCAAGGACCTGCACCCGGAGGCCTTCGACACGGTCGACGAGTGGATGTCGTCAGTCATTTCGATCATCGCCTATTCGACCGTGGATCAGTCCTACTTGCAGGGCCTCAACAAGGTGTTCGGGGCCTTCAACGACGCCAGCACCCAACCCGGCGGCTCCGCGCTCGGCTCGCTGTTCCGCGACCTCGCCTCGAGCCAGATGAACCTGATCCCCGGCGTGTCGGCGCTGCGCGCGGCCGGACACATGATGGACCCGCAGCAGCGCCAGATCAGCAACTTCATGGACGCGATGATCTACAAGGACATCCCCGGCCTGTCCGACAAGCTGATCCCGGTGCGCGACCTGACCGGCCACGAAGTCAAGCAACAGCCCGCCGGGGCAGCGGGGCTGCTCTACAACGCCGTCAGCCCGTTCCGCCTAAGCTGGCAGAACGACCATCCCCTCTACAACGAACTGGTGCGGCTGCACTCCGGCGTCGAGCGCATCCAGTGGAAGGCCCCGTTCCAGAATGTCGACGTCCGCGACTACCCCGAAGTGCTCGACATGTACCGGCGGCTGGCCGGGAACGAACTGAAGTACAATCCAAAGACCGGCGAGAAGATCGGGTTCGAGGACTTCATCAACCGGGTGATCAGCGGCAAGGACCCGATGTACTCGCAAATCTACAAGACCCGCAGCGACCCGGCAGCGACCGGCACCGACAGCGGCAAGGCGCAGTTCATCAAGGAGTGGGCGCAGACCTATCGCGAGGCGGCGCAGCGGCAGATCATGTCGGAGGCGAAGTGGCGCTACCCCGACTTTTACCAGACAATCAGGGAAGGCCAGCAGCACAAGGAAACGCAGAAGCTGCCGACCTACCTGCAAGGCAAGGGCATCGAGCAAGGCCAGCAGCAGATGAAGATGGCGACCGAACACCCGATACAGGACGCGCTGCCCGACCGCTTCGGTCGGCCAGCCGTGGTGCCGCAGCGCAATCCAACAGTCGGCGGCGGCTTTGCCGTCCCGACGCAATAGGTGACCTATGACAGTCTCGTCAGACCTCGCGCGCGTCCAGTACACCTGCAACGGCATCACGCGGGTGTTCTCGACCGGCTTTGCCTTCCAGCACAACAACGACGTGAAGGTGTTGACCACCGACGCCACGACAACCTTTGAAAGCGTGCTGGTCGAACACTCCCATTACGAACTGACCGGCGCGATGACGGAGACAGCGGGCACGGTAACGCTGCTGTTCACGCCAGCCGCTGGCGTCATCCTCACCGTTATACGCGACGTGCAGTTCATTCAGGACCTCGACGGCACCGTGCTGTCAACGATGGACGCGGGCGATCAGGAAATCGCCTACGACAAAATCTGGCACGCGCTGGCGCAGTTGAAGGACGGGTTTAATCGCTCGCTGCACACCAGTGACGGGGCCATCATATCAATCCCGACAACGTGGATACCGTTAGTGGCGATTGTCCCAGACGGGTCCACGCGCGAGGTGATGAAAGTCACCGGATGGACCGGCGGCGTTGGCGACGTTCCGCCAAGCGGCTTCTATATCGGGCCATTGGGGTTCGTCACCAGCATCAGCGATGCCGCCAACATCAAGGGTGACACAGGGCTTCAAGGACCTACCGGCCCCACCGGCCCCACCGGACCACAAGGCCCCCTCGGCCCCATCGGACCACAAGGCCCCAAAGGCGATACCGGCAATCAGGGGCCAGCAGGTCCCGGTTCGGGCGACATGCTGCGCTCGAACAACCTGTCGGACGTTCTCAGCGTTCCGACCTCGCGCACCAACTTGGGCCTCGGCAACTCGGCAACGCGCAACGTCGGCACCACGGCGGGGACGGTTGCGGCGGGCGATGACGCGCGCTTCGGGGTTGGCGGCGGCACCACGCTGGCGGTGTCGGACACGCCGCCGGTCGGTGCGGCGGACGGGTCGCTGTGGTGGGAAAGCGACAGCGGTCTGCTTTACGTGCGCTACAACGACGGCACCTCGACGCAATGGGTGATCGCCGCGCCGCAGCCGGACATCAATACGTTTGTGAAGAAGTCCGGCGATACGATGGCGGGTCCGCTGAACGTGGTCACGCCTCCGACCGCACCAGCACACGCAGCCAGCAAGGCCTACGTTGACACCGCGCCCGGTGCCGTTGTGCATTACGATGCTCAGTCACTGACCATCGCGCAACAGCAACAGGCGCAGCAAAACATTTACGCCGCGCCGTTCGACGCGCTGGCCTTCAGCGGCATGCAGATCAATGGCGGGATGGAGGTCAGTCAGGAACTTGGTAATACAGGACTTACCCTTCCAAACGCCACAGGTAGAAATGTATGCGACGGGTTTGCTGCCGCGTATTCTCAGGCAGCGGCAACCGCTGTTTTTACAGCGTCACAATATGACGGCGCAGGAGTAGTCTCGGGGTTCAGAACAGCAATTCGTATGAACGCATCAACAGCAAGTGCAATGGCTGGAGCAAACGACTTTGCCACCATATACACAGTAATAGAGGGCTACCGTGTCAGTAGGCTCGCACTAGGTTCATCCAGCGCAAGTCCTTTTACGGTTTCGTTCTGGGTGCTTTGTCCGATTGCGGGAACGATGACAGTGATGGCAACGAACGTCGGTGCGGACCGCAGTTACTTAGTTGATGTTCACGTTGCAACAACAGGATGGGAATACAAGACAATAAACATTCCCGGCGATGTAATGGGTGCATGGAACAACACCAACATTGCAGGACTAACAATTTATTTTACGTTCGGTTGCGGTTCAGCACAGAGGGGCATAACCAACGCATGGCTGGGCGGGTCGGCTTTAAAAGGAAGTCCTGCTACGACAAATTTCTTTGCTACAAACGGCAATCAAGTGATGCTTACAGGCGTCATCGTCCTCCCCGGCATCGCCGCTCCGACCGCAGCGCAGTCACCGCTGATCATGCGTCCGTTCGATCAGGAGTTGGCGCTGTGCCAGCGTTATTACGAAAAAACCTACCCTGTCAGCGATGTGCCGGGGACGGCCTATGGTAACTTCATAGGCGGCGGTGTGTTTAGCGCGAACGTCTATGCGGTAAACTCTTACTCATTTTTGCCGACATGGACCTTCCGGGCGATAAAGCGCGTCGCTCCTACATGCAAAGTTTATTCTCCGTGGACAGGAAATGCCGGTGGCATCCGTTCTCAACTTTCTGGTGACATCCCAGCCTTTGTAAGTTCTATCGGCACAAACTCGGTGCAGCTTGGTGTCAATAACACCACACTCGGCGCTAGTGACAACATCTATGGACACGGCACAGCGGATGCGAGGCTGTAATGGCAGAATATCAACTGACGCAAACCGACATGATCGTCCGCTTGGCTGACCAAGCAAACATTCCTCCTGACCCCGCCAACCGCGACCGCGCGGAGTACGAACGCTGGCTGCTGGTCAAGGGCAATATCCCCGACCCCTACGTGCCGCCCGCTACGGCGAAGGAGTAACCGTCATGGCACTCGACTTCCCGACCGCACCGACCAACGGCCAGAAGTACCCGGCCTCTCCCATCGCTGGCCTCCCGACTTACACGTGGGACGGAGAGAAGTGGACGACGGTCGGGGGCACCATCGTGTCGGCAACTCCCGGCACGCTCGCGCCGCTGATGGACAACACGCCAGCCGTAGTCGGGACATCGACCAGTTTCACGCGCGAGGACCATGTCCACCCGGTCGACACCAAGGCGGTACGCACCGAAGTCGCGCAGGGTCTAAACACCACGCAGCAGCAACAGGCGCGCCAGAATATCTACGCCGCGCCACTCGATGCGATGGGTTATTACGGCTTGCAAAGCAACGGCTCAATGGAAATCAGTCAGGAGAACAGCAGCAGTTCTGTCACTCTCCCGCCCGGTTCCGCAAAATATATTCTTGACGGTTGGGTGGTTACGAACACTGGCTCGGCGGCGCTCACTTCAGGGCAAAATTCCTTCCCGCCCTCGGGGCTTTCCAGTGCGCTGCAAGTGCTGGTCACGACGCCAGCGCCGACCATCGGGCCAAGCGACTACACGTTTATTTTTCAGGACATCGAAGGCCAGCGTTGCCGTCGCCTTGGGTGGGGCGCTGGTGGCGCGCTGCCAATCACGATTGCGTTCTGGGCCTTCGCGGTGCGCCCCGGCCTCTATTCCGGGTCAGTGACCAACCCGCCGACCTTCAACCGTTCCTATCCGTTCTCCTTCACAATCAACGCAGGGTCCACGTGGGAATACAAAGTCATCAGCATCCCCGGCGACACCACCGGCACATGGACGAAGGACACAACGGCGGGGATCAGGGTGACTATTGCGATGGCTTGCGGCAGCAACTTCCTCGGGACGGCGGGCGCGTGGACGGCTGGCGGTCGTTACGGGGTGACGGGCACAGTCAACGGCGTTGCCACCACGTCGGATATTTTTATTCTTACCGGGTTCATTATGCTTCCCGGCATCGAACTGCCAGCAGTTACGCATCCGCTTTATGTCATGCGGCCTTACGAGCAGGAACTGGCGCTGGCGCAGCGTTACTGGCAGCTTTTCAGTATAGTGTTTGTCGGGGGCTACTCGGGCGGCGTGTCAAACGCCTACCAGACAATTACGTACCCGATAATGCGAGCGGCACCAAGCGTCACCTTGTTCAACATAACGTACTCTAATTGCAGTCTGCTTACCGCATATAACATTTATCCCTATGCTACGAACCTTTCGATCCAAACTGTCGGCGGCGTACAGGCTATTTCTTATGCAAGCATGACGCTTAACGCGAGGTTGTGATGGCAGAATACGAACTCACACGAAGCGATGTCGTTCTCAGGACCGCAGATCAGGTGTTCATCCCCAACGATCCTGCCAACCGCGACCGCATGGAATACGAGGCATGGCTGAAGGTCGGCAAGACGCCCGACCCCTACGTTCCTCCGCCAGCCGCCAAGCCAGCGCCGGGGTGACATGGCAGTCGAAGCCACGGGCAAGGTCGCCAGCAGCGCCATCGAGGCGATGAAATCGACACCCTTGGCCATCGCATTGCTGATCGTGAATGTGGGCTTCCTTGGTTTTGCGGCGTACATTCTGGGTGAGGTTGCCAGCAACGCCAAGGAACGCAACAACGCGCAGCTTGAACTGATCAGTAAGCTGGTGACCGACATCCGCGACTGTCGGCAGGTGCCGAAGTCGGAACTGTTTCAATACTTCGACAGGGCAGGGGGAAGATCATGAAGAACTGGCTGATCATCATGCTGGTGCTGGCGGCCTCGCCCGCGCAAGCGCGCACGCACGTCCGCATCCACAAGCTGCCGCCGCCGCGCCCGGTGGTGCAGCCGGTCGCCGTCCCGATTGCCGCCATCCCGGTGCTCGGCATGTTCTACGACCTGTCGCGCCGGACCAACTGCGAGGGTGACGTGCTTGGCCTTGGCGGTCCCGGCTTCGACAGCCCGATCACGCCAGCCACCGGCAACGTGATGACCACGGCCTACATGCGCGGCGAGTGCAGCGCCAAGCCGAAGCGATGACGCTGCACCTGACAGGACGGGTATCGTGGTTCGGCGGGCCGCTCGACACTGGCGTTGCGCCGGACGAACCGCTCGCCTTCATCTACAGCGTCGACACCGCGCCGCACCTGTTCCTGCCGTTCCAGCCACCCGGCACCACCGGCCTCGCGCGCCGCCTCAACCCGTTCATTCACTACATCGCGTGCCGGTGGGACTACGACGTGCAGACCAAGGACCTGCTGCTGTCGCAGGTCGCCATCGTGCATGCCATCAGGACCGGCCTGTCGATGCGCGCGTTCCCGGCGGATTGGGGTCCGCATCAGGACACCGGCAGGGTGGCCGACATCAGTTCTGGACTGATGGAGGACCTTGGCATCACCACCGACGACGAGGTCGAGGTGATCTTCCCATACGAAAACACCCGCACCTATGAGGGCGCGGGTGTATAGTCGCGTTCTACTTCTTGGACTTGATCTTCGCCAGCGCGGCCTTGCCTGTCAGTGGCATGGCCTTACGGGCGTCGGCTTCCTTGGCCTTGCGGGCCTTGGTCATTTCCTCCGCGACCACCGGGTCGCGCCGGTCGAGGAAGGCGGGGACGGTCAGTTCATCGACCGCTGCCTGTGCCGCGCGCCCGCGCTGGAAGAAGGCGTCCAGTTCCGGCAGCGGGATGGTGTCGGGGATCGGCGGCGTCTTACTGATCGTGCCGCTGATGCCCTTGTCGTTGCGCGGTGACCTGTCGGCCAACGTCTTCGGTCGGGTCGGCCCACTCAGCCGCCGCCGCTTTGCTTCCAGTTTCCTGATCGCGTTGGTAGCGCGGGTCAGGCGGGTGTGCCATCGGCGTAGTGACGCCTCGACCTGTTGCAGGTTCTGCTGCATAAGTTCTCCTTCACAATGTCAAACAACTGGCCGGGACCATTCCCGACCCAACACAGACATTTTAGCATAAAGCGAACACACGTGCGGGTTGAGTTGGCGAGGTCAATGGGTTAGCGGGAGTGTTCGACCGAAATCATTGGAGAACTTTTTTTCAAAAGCATGAATTTCCAAAAAGGTCCGCCCTCCGGCTTTGCAACCGGAGGGCGGTGGGTCTTCACGTTCTCTGGTGCCGAAAGGTTAAGGCACCCGAACGCTGCGGGTGTTGTTCTCTACCGCCGGACACCGCCCGCTGGTCCGACCTGCGTGGGATGACTGAACCACGCAGACCCTAGTTCGTTGCGCCGCCGTTCTGCGGCAGCTTGCTGATCAGGTGTTCGAGTTGAGCAAGGTCCTCCGCCGGGAGGTCGGCCTGTGTCGGCGGCGGCGGTGCCAGCGAGGGCTTGTAGGCCGCGTGGCCCGCTTCCTCGATGCACGACACGATCAGCGTTTGGATGTTGTTGAGCCGCGCCACCAGTTCGACGGTGTGGCGCATGTAGTGGTCACGCTCCGCCGTTGCCGTCGACAGACGGCTGCTCAACTGGTCGATCTTCTCGCGCATCAGCGCGATGTCGCTCGACATGCGATCATTGGCAACGCGCAGATCATCGCGTTCGGTGACGATGGCGTGGATCGCCTCGACGCCGCGCGCGGCTGTTTCATGTAGGCTTTCGCTGGTGGTCCTCACGGTGTTCCCCCCTGTGGTGTTACTGCTGGCCTTCCAAAAAATGCGATCAGCCGGTTCTGCTCGCCCAATGACAGGGCTGGCACCTCGTTGTTACAGGCGCGTTCCCACAAGGCATCGAACAGCGGCACCTCCGGCGTGGTCAGCGTGGCGCGGACGGCATCGTGCGAAGGCGCGTAGGGCGCAAGCCAGTCCGGCACCTCCCCGGCGACGATGCGGCCCTCCTTCATCGGCTCGACTGAGTGCTCCATGCTACATCCCCCGTACTGGTGTTCCGTCGAACTTGCGCCAGCCCATACGGCGACGAGGGCGTGAAGCAATGCCACGATGACGGTCGCTGACACGTCTGCACTTCGCAATCACCGGAAGGTCCTGCGTTGCGGTCTTGGCCTTCCAGCAGGTCCGGTTTAACACGGCGCAGTTGTCGAGCGAACCGTCGCCGCCGACCTCGCACTGGATGACGTGCTCGTAGTAGGTCGGGAACGCCAGCGGCTGCCCGCACGGCACAAGGCCGGGGCAGCGATGGCACTCGCACAGGCCTCCGCTACGAGCGTGGGCCGCCCGCTTTGTCGTCTTGCTGAACTCGGCTCTCATAGTCGTCCTTCTGCGGCAAATGGCTGAGTGCCACGGTGGCGTAGTATTTCACTTCCTTGCTGGCGTTCGGCAGGTTCAGGATGCTTTGGATGGCGCGCCGCGCACTTTCGATGTCGGCCATGTCAGCAGTCCTTACGTTTCCCGGTCAGCACGTCGACGATCTGCTGGTATGTCTCTGACGGTACGCCCCCCAGCAGCTTCTCGTAAATCACCGGCAGGGCGTCGGTCCAAAAGGCCCTGAAGTCTTCCTCCGACATGGCGCTGAAGGCGATGCTGTGGCGCAGCCGGGTGTACTCGCCGTTCGGCATCTTCACCAGATCGAAGCGGCCGGTCTGCTCCTTCAGGTAGGCCTTGACCGCGTCCATCGGCACGCCAAGGCCATCGGCCAGCTTGGAGAACACCACATGCGCCATCGCGGAGAACTCGGGATTGCGCGCGGTTCGCACCGTGAAGAACACCGGCTTGCCGTCGTTGCGCTTGAGCAGGATGCGGTGCATGTCGCGCGCGCGCTCGTCGCGCGGCACGAAGCCGTCCGGGGATACGACAAAAAGGCCTTTGTTGTTGATAGCAACCTCCTGAAAAAGGCCCCGCCACCGGATGATGGCGGGGTTTTAGATCACGCAACCCTGCGGATTTTTGTTTTTTCCACACGGTCTGATGCGTGGTACGCTACTGGCCCGAACGACGAACCAAGGCGCACGGCCTCCATTTCGGCTTTGAGGCTTTCCAACTCAAAGCGTGCCGCCAAGATGATCGAGCGCGCGACGGAGTTGCTGATCTTTCCCTCACGCAGATGCTCACGAAGGGTGGCAATTTCGTCGCGCAACTTTTCAGTGTCTCTAGTATCCATAGTCACTCCTTGGCATCGAGTTTGTGTTCGGCCTCCAGTCGCGCGATGCCTCGCAACAGGACACCTATCTGGTGGTGGGGGTCCGCGAAACGCCGGGCGCGTTCGCGGGCTTTGGTTGGACCGCCCGACCGGCACCGGCGGCTGCACAGTTGCCGGTCAACGCGGTTCTGCACAAAAGTACGGCCGCAGCATTTGCATGCTTTGGTTAGCAGAGGGCGTTTGCTAATAACATTCACGATATGCCAGTGCTTTTTGTAACAGGCATAGCTGCAAAATTGTCTTGTGCGCCCGTGCGAACATATAAAAGCAGAACCGCAGCCCGTGCATTTTACTTTAAGATTGTGGATGCCTCTGGCGATGCGACGCTTTCCGTGTTCAATCACTCGGCTGCAAGCCCTGCTGCAATACTTGCGGCTGTTGCTCACAAAGCCGGTGCCGCAGACAAGGCAGCGGCGTTTTTTTCTCGGCCACATTCCGCGATGCCATGCAGCCGTTTTTTTTCTGCATTGGGCGGAGCAGAAGATTGCTTTGCGCTGCCGCCATGAGGCGGCAAATGGCGCGGCACAAATTACGCAGCGTTTTTTTAGAGGCGGCTTCACGACGGAAACTTCTCGCGCAGCAGCCCCACCTTCTCCGCCAGTTCGGCCTGAAACTTCCTGACCTCGGCCTCCATTTCGCTGATCATGTCCACGTCGCGGGGGCAGCGGATGATCGCCACCCGCATGTTCTCCGGCAGGTCGGCGTTGAAGCTGACGTAGTCGCACCACTTGCGCTTGCAGCAAGCCATTTGAAATTGCATTTGTTTTAGATACTCAGCCGGGATGACCTCGCGCAGCAGCGTGTCGTAATGCGCCGTGAGTTCGGGGCATTTAATTTCGACCAGCCCGTCACCGTTCACCAGCCCGTCCGGCGAGCAGCCGCAGTTCGGGATGTCGTTGTGATCGACGAACGGCACCTGATGTACGTGGTTGTCGGACTTGAAGGCGTAGGCCGCGCGGGCAATCGGTTCCCATTCGTGCGCTTCCAGCATGGTCTTCGACTGGTAGGTCTTCATCGGCAGCCCGGTCAGCCGTTCGGTCGCAAGCTGCCATAGATAATTGACCCGCATGCCCGCACCCGGCACGCGCGGCTTTGCCATCACGTCGGCAATGCGGGATGCCGTCACCTTGCCAAGGCGCATGGCGAACCACTCGGGGCTGCCCTGTAGTATCGGTTGCGCCTCAGCGTCGGCCAGCCATCTGGCCTCGTCGAGCGTGTTCACTTGGTGGCCTCCTTCTGTTTTCTCTCTTTCGCTTCGAGCGCCGCCTTGGCGTCCGTAAACTTCGACACCGGCAGGTTCACCAGCGCATCGACCTGCATGTAGCCGCAGAAATCCGCCACGTTGGTGTTCGTCTTTTTAATCAACTCGCCCAAGGCCCACAGTTGCTCGTCGCTGATTGGGCCGCCGTTCATGGTGATGGCGGCGTCGTTCTCCGACGTGATGATGTTGAAGATCATCAGCAGCAGGTAGCGGCGGCCGAACGAGACAGCCGCGCCCTCACCCTGCGTCTGCGTCATCACCTCGCTGCCCTTCGGCCCCTTGGTGCTGACCGTGATCGGCACGGAGTACACCTGCTCGTGG